GTAGAACCTGTGCTAAAAAAATGCGCCCCCTTGCGTGAATTACATGACTTGCAAGCGCTGGTTAGGTTGTCCATATCCCAAATGTCTCCGCCTACCTTGCGACTTGTTATGTGGTCAACAGTTGCATCTGCACCTTTGAGGTCTTTGTGGCAGTAGGTACAGACCCAACCATCACGAGACAACACACGCAACCTGAGCATCTTCCACTTACCACTACCTAACGCTCGCTTACTCAATGCCATCCCTTAGTCTTAAAGTGTTCCCATGCTGCACATGCGTTGACATAGCCTTTGTTATCTAACTTATATCTATGTTTTATGTACTTCAATCCATAATCTATTTGAGTATAAGCATCTAAGTTAATCATTAACTTATTCTTTAATTGTGGTATTCCATAGGTCTGGTGAGTACCACCTATATTGCCTATGGCTTCTGGTTTCCATGCACTTTCTTTACCATATAACTTAGATAGACAACTATATTGTTTACCGCTTTTAATCTGTTGCGCAGCATAAGTCTTTACACTTATTTGAACTATGTCTTTATCTGGTACGGAATCAATCTTTTTCTCATACGCCTTAATGCTAATTAAGCAAAGGGCTGCCCCTAATGCTACAAGCCACGAACTCGCGAGCAATCCGCTTATGCGGCTCGCGTTAGCGCTTTTAGGCGCTTCGCTTGCTTGAAGCATACTGACCTTGTCAAGTCTCTTACGCATAGATTTGCCTTTCGTCTCATTATGTGAGATGTGATTTACCTCACAATAATTATTTTGCAACTATATCTAAAGTCATCCTCATCTAGCCAAGTATCTGAATAGCCATTATCAGCCATAGCCCTCACTCCACTCATGACCACAATCGCTGCACTCATGAAAGTAGTCTTTGTTATATTGGATTGTATTAGTGTTGTATTTTAAACACTCAGGGCATTGATCTTTGCGCATACCTTACAGTTCTCTTTATCATAAGTCCAAGAACCGCAAGCACACCGACTAGGCTCGTTCATTGATTAACTCCATAAACTTAGCCATTGGTAGCAAGACCACATAGTCCTCAACCCTCTCACCCTGCCCATTGCAGCGTAATACTATGAACGAAAGTTTATCTGATTTACGCTCTTTTATCTGTTTAATCCACGCTAAAGGGCTGAACTTTGTTACTGCCTTGACCTCTATGTCAAAAGGAACGCCAAGGATGTCGCTACCTTGGCGCCCTGCCCCAGTTGACTCGGCGAACGGATACCAAGTCTTTAAATACTCTGCTACTACCTTTTGGGTTCTATACCCTCTATGTTTCCTATGTTGGCTCAAGGCTTAGAACCCCAACCTCTACCTTTAAAGTGTATTGGTACTGAAGTCCACAAGCGCTTCAAAGTTCCCCCACATATAGTGCAATGAGGCACTTGTGAACTAACAGCAAGTACGAGTTCTGTCTCTAGATCACATGGCTCGCATTTGAAATCATATTTAGGCATTATCGTCTTTGTCAACCCTGTTCATTAACTCATGACAGACAAAGCAAGTGCCATCTTTAAAGACTCTGTCATCACCGCATAAATCACAATGTCTTTCAGATTTAATTATGTGAGCGCCATCATCATCTAACTCAACAGTCCAACCTGAACCGTTAATAAAGGCTATGTAACCCACTATTGCACCGTATCTTCCTCAAAGTACCAATGCCCATTAGCAGTACTTTTAGCCCACTTAGCATGTTCGGTTACACCTTTTTTGCAGACATACCCATAGTAAGGCTTGCCCTTACCCTTTGAGATACCCTGTTTGAGTATGTGACCATGCTCACACGCAGGCGGCTCTTTCGGTGTTGAATTACCTATTGCATCAATAGCATCACCAATAGACCAAGCAATCTGCTCAGGTTCTTTCTTGGCTTCTAAATCAGCAGCAAAAGACTCCCTAAGTGCAGTCTCAATAATTGCTGAATTGCCAGACTTACCATAAAGGTTTTGCCTAGACTCTAGTTTTTCTTTAAAACTTTTGGGTTCAGTCTCTGCTGCAATGACTTTAGCCATTTCGCTTTGAGATGGTCGCTTTCCTTTAGCGGCGTAACCTGCGTTAGCGAGCGCCCTGCCAATCGCAGAAGTCTCGCAGTTCTCCAATGCAGAAGTCTGATTGACACCGCGATCAGTAATGGTCTCATAAGCAAGCCCAGTGGCAAACGGCTGGCTGTCCACGCATGTTCTATAAATCTTGGCAAGTACGATAAAGCGTTTTTCAGTACTCTCCAACAACTCCGTATGAACCATAAAATCAGGATAGTCACTAATATACCTTCCAAGTCTCACCTCAACCGTCTCATAGTCATTAATATTAAATGCCATCTTCCTCACCTCTCATTTCCCTTACAATTTGATGATAGATCAAGCCATAACCTAACAGGTCTTTTAGTGAATCTTCATGATCGCTGGTTTGAGACAATCTTGATACCTTGACGAGAAGCATGCACATACTTGCTTGCTCTGGCGAAATGTAAGTATCAAGGTAACCCGACCATAGTTCGGATATACGGCGGTGATTGAGAGACGCGTTACCGTAGATATGACCTCTGTCCGACAAAGTAATTCGCACTTCATCTAACAAGTCCTCAGTTTTTTTCATAGTCAAAAACCGCCCTTGACTTCATGCGTTGTAGTTTTTGTTGGTGTTCTAAACTGGCTTTCCATCCCGCGCTTCTACCAGCCCAGTAAGCCCGCTCATAGTAATTTGATTTCCAAGCCTCAAACAAAATACCAACAGCGAGCGCAATAAACATGCTTGCAACTGTCCATAAACCAGCATCTTTGAGACTCATTTTTTCACCCCTGCACCATACCAAGAACCTGAGTAATTAGTTGTAAAACAATAATCTCTTACACCATAATCGTAAGAAATACTGTAATCAAATCCTTGTTGCGTTAGATATTCAGTTGCAAGTAAAACAGCAGCATAATTATCACACCAAAAAATAAATTGATGATTCCAATTTATTGTCTCATCAAAACGGTGTGACTGTTCTTTCCAGTCCGTTTCGCTATTCCACTCCATTTGAGTCGTAGTCAAACGCTCAAAGTCAATGGCTGTTAGTTTTCTCATTAACCTTTCCTTTCATAAATCCAAGTCCGTTAACTTGGTTAGGATAAGGGTCGGCTATGACAGCCTAAATATCAATTTTTGTTATGGTGTGTTGTATAACGGTTTTGTTATATTAAGCCTAAAGAGTCAAAAGCATCAATCTGCTCATCAATATCTCTAGGCTCGTAATCTGTTTGCTTACCCATACATTTTGCCTTCAAATATAAATGAGCCATCCTGATTGATAGGAACGGTTATTACCTGTACTTTACGGTCTTTCACATAGGCGACAGCAAACCCAGTCTGCCAGTTTGCATAGCCTCGCGTGTACGCCATGCCTGAAGAACTTAAATCTACCAAATTACCAACCTCAACGCCCCATACAGTACGCCCTAATTGCCCCCTAGAAGCCTCTGAGAACGCCGAAACCCCTAGTCTATGGGTGTGACCACACACCACGCTTTTTCCAAGCCTTCTAGCGCCATTTAAAGCCGTTTGGGAAGGCACTTGGCTAAGAGGGAAAGCGTCTCCATGAACTGCTGTCCAACCGTAAGCCCAGTCAAGTCCGTAAGGGTGGAATTTGATCTTAAGTTTGTCATATCCCATAAAACGCTCATACTGCATTTCTGGTAGGTTGAGGAAGGAAGGTAATCGCTTTTTGATTGATCTATAAAGTCTGATTCCATGATTGCTTCCTAACACATCTGTTACACCAAGGTATGTTAAAACTTCCTGAGTGAGTTTTCTATCATCATTTATGTTGCCCACCATCTCATCAATAGTGCCAGCATTAAAACCTCCAAGTTGGGGTAAATCTATTTCATCACCAATACAAATGGTCTGGTGAGGATTCCATTTGGCTAAGAACTTGCCAACTGTTTTTACTGCTTGTTCATTAAAAAAAGGTACTTGAAGATCACTTACAAAAGCGATTCGTTTCAATTAGTCCTCATCTTCGTAGGGGTCATGGTCTGGGTTAACAGGGTTAAAATCAGGTGAGGTTGGGATTAACCAATCTGGAAATGTGTTTCTATCGCACATACCAAGCGCCTGATCTACTGGGAAACCTGCTCGCCGTAGGCTCAAGTAATACTCACGAACGCTAATAGCGTAAGCATCCAACCGAGTCAATACTTCCTCATGTTGAAATTTACCTTTACGGCGTGTTATCTTTCGCTTTTTCTTTTGAGCCATAAGTAAATTCTACTTTCGTTCGGTGACAATCCTTAGTAATTCTTCTTGGCGTGTTTCTATTCTTGCTAACCGATCTGCAAGGCTTGAACCGCTATTAGGTGTGAGAGTCCACAACCATCCTTTAATAAGATAACGCAGACCCAAAAAGAAACTTGTTAATACGGCGGAGACGGCGGCGGCTAAGCCAGCCCAACTTGCTGCATCCATTATTTCGCATTAACACCATAGTCAACTTCAGTACCTGAAGAAGGGTCAATGGCTTTCGCTATCGGTGCAATTACAGCACCTAGTAATGTTGCATAGGCAGGGTGAATATCTGCCACTATTGCTAAGGCAACAGTAATGCCAGAGGCGGCTACTGCTCTTAAATAAGACTTGATTGCAGCCTTATGCTTTCTTGATAACTTCATCTGTTCCCCCTAGTAGTGGTATGTTGAAAGGTTTTCCGTTTTGGTTTTCTTTAAAACTAATATGAATATGTTTATTATGAGGGTTTAATCCGCGATATTTGACCCAACGCCAAAAGGATTTAGCAGAACAAATCTTGCCCATAAAAATTACATAAAGTATGCGTCTATCACCTTGTTTTGCCGCAAGTCGTATTTGATCTGCCAGATAGATTGCAATTCCTTGTTCTTCAGATAAGCGAGCGTCAATGTCCAATGCGCAGACCTCTCCGCGCTCATTGGGATTGTGCTGACTAACTCTAGATTGGTGACGCAGATCACCAATCCATCCGTCAAGAGTTTTAATCCGAAAAGGAAATGCAACATTTACCTGATCTCTAAACTGAGACGCAGCCTTTGATAACCAAGGCTTCATTAGCCTAGAATTGTTTTTAATTCTTCAGCAGAAATACCAATGCGGTTTAAAATTGCTTGGCGTTGTGCTGTTTTGGCTTCCGCTTCGGCTTGTAACAAATTTAATTCAGAATTATGAGCCTCATAAGCAGCATATTCAGAATCTGTCATTTCACGGTCAATTATTTCATTTGTGTCTGCGTTGTGAATACGGATCATTGGCTTTATTGTTTTAGTCATTATTTTACTCCATATACATATGCTTTGCCACCTGAAAAAGAACCTGAAGCAATAAAAAAATCAATTCTTGAAATAACAGCACTTGAATTATAAGTTCCCATACCATTACTTACTGTTAAGTTACCAGTTGAACCGCCCAAAGTATTAACTGTAAATGAAACATTATCGGTATCATTTGGAAAAAATAAATCAATCTGACCATTACCATTAAGCAAAGTTGTATTTGATGTAGGTAATGTTTGGAAAAGGTAGTAATAAGCACCAAAAGAAGGATTACTCTCGCGTGTTACTGAACCTGCACCGCGAACAATCGCAAATGAGTAATTACTGTTACCATCATTATTAAGAGTAAAATATGCAACTGCATCCACAGTAACATAAACATCTTTAAGAATAATTTTTAAACCTGTATAACCAGTTGATGTAAATGATACCGCTGTCGAAGCACCTGAAAGTGTAGTGCCACCTGCATTAAGCAAGGTCATACTTGCGGCTGAAGCAGCAGCGCCGTCTGATTTAAAAAATATAGCGGCTGAGGCGCTTACAAAATATAATTGTCCGCCTTCATATTGTGCTAATGCTAATGAAGAAGAAGTATTAACAGTTGCAGTACCAGCCGTAATAGTAGTAGTACCTGCGCCTAAATTTTGTATTGTTACTGTATCGCCAGCAGCAAACAAAGAAGTGTTAACTGTAATAGTTGTAGCACCTGCCGCGTTCATGGAAACAGTTGTACCTGCATCCGCCGCTACTAAAACATAGTTTGCGGTTTTAGCGGTAGCAGAACCGCCACCCATTGCGGTCTGTTGCAATGAAGTCATCTGAGCGGCTGTTAAAACTTGCCCAGTCGTAAAAGTCTGTTTTGCCATGTAATTGTCTCCTTAGTGTCTAATTATATCTTAATAAGCCAAAATATCTTCATCTAGAACGCCGTATGTGGCATTATCCAAAATTAACCCATCTGTTATAGGTTCTAAGGTAGTGAAGTTTCCAATCCAAGCGTTAGGGGTTATTTCCCAGTTAATGCCCTGAATTTGAAGGTTTTTAGTAATAACAGACCCATTAGGTTGTATATTGGAAATGTTAACATTGTCAAAATAATCTAAGTTAAGAATTGTACCGTTTGGCACTAATGGGTCATATAAATCTATGCTCATTTGATCTATTCTAATTGTGGTGGTTGATCTAGTTCCTACATAGATAGCGGCTATATTGGCTGCGTCTGTATCTGTCTGTACTACTAAATCACTGAAATTAACTACATGAGGGAAATACTCGGCAACCGAAGTAGCATCTACATAGGTCTGAGTTGTACCGCCTACCCTAGTCACACTTGACTCATTGACAATTAACTTATCATCAAAAGCAAAAACTAAATTTTTATAAGGTATGTCACCTGTTTGATTGAACTGAATAGGGGTTAAACCTGCTGAAGTAATGACATTTGATCTATTTTTAAATACTGCGTTGCCTTCAGGACTGATATAAAATGCGCCTTGCTCTGAAGTTTCAACATTTTTTAACGCCGCTAATGAGGTTCTGTTAGTTGCAGGGTCAGCCTGCGTTAAAGAATTACCTATATCTATGTTTCTCATTGATATTGGGAAATCTACTGTATCAAGTATTTTTTCTATTCGTGTGCCAGTATCTTGCCCTGCCGCTTGTCCTGTTACCGTAGTTAAAGTAGCCATTGCAAAAAGTCTAAAAGCATCACTAGCGTTAATATCTACATAAGATACATTTTCTGCAATGTCATAAGCATAAATATAATCTGTTGTATAACCGCTAAATAAATAATAAGTGTTCCCGCCATAACTGGCAGATATTCTTATTTTTCTCAAGGGTGTTAAATATCCATAATAAGGACTAGAAGTATTTTGAGGGTTAAAATCGCCATTAGGGTCAAATATACGAACTGTACAAACACCTGCCTCGTAAGTATCTCGGTTTATATTTCTACCGCGCCTTATAGATATTGCTCTGGTTTGAGGTGTTAAATCTACTATTAAAGGTGTGCCGCTTCCTTCAGATAAAATATCACTGCCACCTAAAGTGCTGGTATCTAATATAAACGGATTGCCAAAAGTAGCACCAGAACTAAAATTTAGGCTTACATCTAATACAGGTAATGGCATATTATCTATTTGGGTTTATAGTAGAAAATGAACCTGAAGCGGAAGCATTTATTAAACCATTTCGCAATTCATCTAACAATCCTTGAGTAGCACCATTAACATTGATAACAGTAGTTGAGGTAGATGGTGGCGCACCGAATCTGCCGCCGCTTTCTCTGTATCTTTCTTGAGCAATCTCAGCGACTCCCATGCCTTGATAACCAGCAGTACCTACTAGGCTTGAGGCTAAATCATTGTAATAATTACCAGTCATACCTAATGGTTTATTAGGCATCATAGATAATAATTTCATCATTAAAAGAATTTGTTGTAATAACAAATCAATATCTTTAGACCAACCCTCAAACGGATAAAGCGCTTTAGGTAACTTGGCAATAGCCTCAGCAAGGTTAGTGGTCTGTAACTGAGACTTAACTAAATCAGTTGCCAGCCTAGCCGCCTCAGAAGCGTTTTCTTGAATTAAAGCCAACTGCAATGACAGTCTTAGTTTTTCTTGATCTGTAATCTTGTTTTGCAATGCTGCAAAAATCTGTATTTGTTCTAAGTCAAATAGACTAGATACCTGCTCTAGTTTCTTTCGGTCTGCCTCAATTTTTTTGCGCTCTGCTACCAATGCTTTTTCCTTGGCAATAGCGGCAGCCCTTTGTTGGGCTAATTTTTTGGCATCTGCCTGTAATTTCTTTTCTTCCTTTTGTAAGGCTGTATAGTCAAACTTCATAGCCATTGGGTCAAATGGCTTATCAAAGTTTAATTTGTATTGGAATAGCGGAGACTTAGGGCTGAGATTTAAGTTCTGCAATCCAGTCTTGGTAACCTTAATAAAATCACCAAAACCGCTAACTAAGTTTGAAATCTTATCCGCTAATGAATCAATGCCGCTTCCGTATTTTTCAGGGTTACCAAAAGCGTCATCAAGTGCGCCAACTAAAGCGCCGCCAATCATCTCTTTAGCATCTTCTGTTTTAGCCCTTAGAATATCCATCTTGCCAGCAAAAGACTCAGCCGCTAACGCTGCCTGACCATCAAACCTCTTAGATAAAAATTCTACGATCTTATCTAAGTCCATTGTTTTGGCTTCGGTTGCAGTTAAACCAACACCTAGGCGCAGTAATGCAGTCTTTTGTCCAAGGGCTGCCTTGCTCAATGCGGCTGTTACTGAGGCTAAATCTTTACCTGTACCTGCTGAAGTATCTAATGCAACTGATAATAATGTTTGTGCTTTTTTAGCATCTAAAGTAGCGTTGACCAATGAAGTGAACGCAGGTCTCAACTGGTCATCTAGAACGCCAGTAGTGTTCTGTAAGTTAGTTATAAATCCAGCAGTACTAATTACTGCGTAAGATTGACCTAAGTTTTGTAATGTTTTAGATAATGCAGCAGCAGCCTTTTGATCTTCACCAAAAGCCCTGATTGCGTTCTTGCTGAATCTTAAAGTCTGGTATGCACCTAAAGCAAGACCCAATGCCTTGGCTGACTTGGTTAATACACCTAATGACTTACTTGCTGCCTTAACGCCCTTGTCTTTATAGGTACTGACAATAGGGATTTCAATACCAGTTGCACTCATGCTGCTAGTCCTATTCTACGCTTTAGACTTGAATTAAATTTAGCGGTGGCAGTTTCAATAGCCTTAAAAGTTACCTTAGTTACTTTACCTTGATCTCTAGCAAACGCAGCAAAAAGCAAGCGACCTTGGTTTTTACGCCCTCTACCAATACTTTCTAACTTAGCCTCATCATTGATTGCAGTAACAAACTGATAACCTGCAAAAGGGTTATTGCTGTTATAGTTTCTTGTTGCCCTTTTTCTTATCTTGTCTTTATATTTATATGTGCCTTCATAACCTTGCAGATACTCAAATCCTTGTTGGTTAACACTTGCAATAGGCGCTCTGCCTTGAGGGTTCTTTCTTCCTGCTGTTTCATAAATAGCACCAGCAGCAGACCTATTTAATAACCTATAAGTATTAACAAAGCCTGAGTAATTACGGCGTGAGCGCCCTAAAGAATAAGTCAAACCTTTACGAATAATATCTGGGTTGTATTTAGGAAATCCTCTTACCTTACCAGCAGTACGAGAAACAACCTCTTTACCTTGATCTTGCCAACCGCTTAAACCATCAATTTGATTAGGTACTTTACTGCGAGCATCATCTACAACTACACGCATGGCAGCGCGTATCTCTTTGTTCATCTCTTTGTAAAGGTCAGGCGCAAACTTCTTTAAGGCTTTTTGAGCCTCAACGATACCTTTTACCTCTACTGGCATTATCCACCTTTTTTGATCTATCCTTTAGATAAGCCAATGTCGCTAAAAACATTGATCTATCCATGTTAATAAATTCGCTATGCGGTATGCCTGTTTCAACTGCTATTGATGCAATTAAATAAGTGAGGTCATACCGCGTTACCCATTTGGGGAATCAGCATCCATAATCTCTACCTTAGATAGAGTCTCTAGATACTTGTCCCCAAACGGTGCAACTGTTACACCAGCGCGGCGCTCGGCTTCCCATGAAAGCCAATAAACATCACTCTGGCGTTCTTCATCTCTGAATCTTTTATGAAATCCAGTTTTGAAGTTTTGTTCAAACGCATACTCAAGTGCAGGGGTTATTTCATATTCTGCAACTTCCCCTGAAGCCTTGGACACTCTGAGTTTAATCATTTATTACCCCTTAGAAAGTACCTGTGGTTGCAACGGCTACTGCACCGTTAACAGTCCATGTTACATCTTGAGTACCCAAATCTCCTACTGCGCCGTTCACATCAGTAGTGTTATTTACTAGGCAGGTCATTGTGTAAAGAGGGTTTGTTGCGCTAACAGCAGTTCCTTTTTCTTGCAAAAGAACTACGGTCACTGAAGTTCCCCATGCTGCTTGCAATGTTGCAAGAACATTGGCTGAAGCGGTGTCATTTAGGAAGGAAATTGTTACGCTTGATGCTTCTAGACCCTTAACGAATTTGTGACCTGTGTCACCCATTGCAGTTACTTCTAGTTCATCAAATGTACGGTTTAATGTGACGGCGGTCACATGGTCAGAAAGGTCAACGGAATTAACCTTTACGCCGACCTTGTTATTTAGAAATACAGCCATTGGTTATTCCTCATCTTTCTTTGAGACTGGTTTTGGCTTATCTGTTTTTGCTACTTGCCCGACTTTTTCAAGCCAAGCCTTGTCCTCGGAAGGAACATCTATAATGTCGCTCATTGTTTAACTCCAACTTGTCATGATTGATACGGACAGTTCTGCTGTAAGCATTTCACCCGCAACACCTGAAAGAACAGTTGGTGCAGATACATTGCCAACACTTATTTTTAATGTAGTTGATGCTGCTAGTTTATTAAACACACCAACTAACATATCTTCAATACCAATTAGATTGCCTTGGTTATCTAACATTGGCACTATCATTACAATTTTAAAATTAGCCTTAGGTGCAACACTTGAATAGATATTGTTAGACGGTTCTAAGTAAGGGTCATCTGGTTGCACAATAACTGAGTTTGCTATTGGGGTGGCAGGTGGAAAGGCGAATACCTGCCACACCCCTGCGTTCTCTAACGCAGTCGCAAGGGTTGACCTGAGAGTTGTAACGGCAACTGTCATTTAGCCAACCAAGCCATTAGGTGATAAATGATTCGCTAACAATCCTCTGAGCCTTGCTAGAACGGTGTTTCCCATGCGGTAAGGTGAAGGCTGAAAATCGGGAGAAATGCCACCTGCGTTTGATGCTTGTCTTGCTTGCCAGATATCAACTGCGAGCATTGCGCTCGCCTCTCTTACTTCAGGAACGGTTGCATAATCTACATTTGTTGCAGCAGATATTGTGCCGTATGGTCTTACAACTCTTTTAGTTTCTGCTGATTGATGACTAATGACATAAGAAATAGAATAATCTGTAATTTTAGTTACTGTCTTGTTACCACCGTTATAGTGTGCCGCTACATTTTCTACTACTACTGTTTCGCCTATTTGTATGTTATGTTTTTGATCTGTATAAAGAGTTGCCAAGGTAGTTGTACACTCTCTGGCAACTGCGTTGTAATCATTAAACCATAGATAGCCTTTAATAATGTTTTCGGCAGCCTGACAGACTTCCTCAACTACTGAGTCTGCGTATAAACTTCCAATACCGAGTAATGTTCTTAACTCCGCCTTGGTAACATAAGTTGCCGCCAATTTATTAACCTTTCTTAAAGTAAAGGGGCGAAGGCTTCCAACGCCCCTTTACGCTTGATTCCTATGAAGGAAAGTTTATGCAACCATCCAGCGATAAGCGCCTGCGCCTACCTTTGTTGCAATCGCACCGTATCCATAATATGCAACTTGGATTTGTCCAGTTGAAATTAAGTTGGATTCCAAACGATACTTGCTTGATTCGTACCATGTGTAAGCCTGTGGGTTAATTACAATCATTGTGTTGTCACCAGTTCCTGAACCAGCAGTTAACGCTGTTGATACGCGTAGGTTCAAACCGCCAATGTTTCCGCGGATATTAGTTGGTGTTAGATTTCCTGAAGCGTTTTGAGGATTGATTGTCTGAGTGAATACTGCTCGGTTTGAGCCATCTACTAGACCCATCAATGCACCCCATTGTTCAGGTGATACAACAATGTTCTCTGCAAATCCAAGTGTTCCCTTATAAATAGATACTGCTGCATCTGAAATAAAGTCTTGAATGTTTGCTGCTGTTAATGTACGGTTTCCACCATCTGTTCCACCAGCAATTAACGCTGCTGCGACTGCTGAATCGGTTGCTTTAGCATAGGCAAATTCCATCTGCCTTACCAATTCGGAGAAGAACGCAGGCGAACTGCGGTCTAAGACCTCGGTGCTGAAGGTCTGCTGTCCAGCGTACTTCTTAACACTTACTGACAAGAAGGAAACATTTTGGTCTGTCTCAGATGGTGCTGCGCCTTCTGCTGTCTCTGCAACTGTTGGTACTTGAGTCAGTTTAGGAATTTCAAAAGTCATGCCAGCGTCAGGCAAGGCTGCTGAAGAAATGCTATCAATAAATGGTCTGTCAGCATTTGAAAGAGGGTTGATTACCTCAGTTAATTGACGGGTAGGAATTAAACCTGCGTTGTCAGTTGTATCTGCTGCTGCTGCAATGTATTGACGCGCTGCATCATCATTTAGGTATTGTGCACGAAGTGTGTTCTCTAGGAATTTTTCCTTTGTGAACTCAAGGCGTGGCTTTGTGTAAATTGGTGCTGCTACTGTTGGGCGAGAGGCTTCAACCGCAGGGGTCTCTACTACCTCACTTGCAACAGTTGGTTCGGTGTTTGTGTTTTCCACAATTTCCTCATTTTCTGTTTTGGTTTCGGTTGGTTCTGCCTCTGCGCTTGACGCAGCGACTGAAGTGACAGCAGCACTTGAAAAAGCCGCAGCCTGTACTAGGCTGACTTCCATGAGTCTTGCTGCACTAACTCTATAAATGCCATTGGTGTTTTTTCCTTTTAATACTTCCACACCAACGCTTAAACCTGATCTTAAATTTTCTGAAGCCTCAATTAGGCTATCTGTTCCCTTGGTTGTATTGCTAACTTTGAACTCTGCATAAATGCCTGAGTCATCCTCCTCAACTTTTTTCATGCGACCAATAGGCGATTTAGGGTCATGCTCAAGTAATAATTTTATTTTTGTTGGTTCATCTATTGTTATTGAGTTACGCTCAAAAATTACTTTCCCAACTGAGGTATTTCCAATTTCATTTTCAAACGGTACAATTTTGCCAGCAATAATTCTGCGAGACTCTGAAGCCTCTAAATCTGCACTAAAGTTAATTATTTCCATTTGGGCTTAGTTCTTCCATTTCTCTCGCTTGTTCTACGGTTATTAAGTCAAGCGCCAACATCTTTTCAATTACTGCAAGGCGCTCTAATGGGTTTGCTCTTAAAAATCCTGAGTCCATATCAAATGCAACAAATTGTGTATTAGGGGTTAGATCATCCATGCTAAGTCTTGACTCAATACATGAAATATAAGGTTGCAGAGATAGCGCAACAAATTGACGGCGCTCATCTTGAACATTTGCGTATGTCATGCTGTTATTCATGTCTGCTGAAATGTAATAAGCAGGAACATTTAATAATCTTGCAATTTGAGTAGCCATGTACTGCAAACTGTCATTGTAGGTCATGTCCTTAGGGCTAAATGCAGTTGGTTGAAATTCTAGTGAACTTGTTAAGTATGCAGTCGCTCTTTCTGATCTACTTCTGCGCCATGCTGCTAATAATCCTGCAACTTCTTTTTCACCAAGGTCAGCACCGTTATTTTTTAATATACCAGCAGGGGTTGGTGCTGCTGCTGCGTTTGCTGCCGCTTTTTCTAAATCAATGGCTGCTCTTAAAATTCTTGAGCCAGCATGTAAAATTCCATCAATAGGTGACTGGAAGGTAATTAAACTTCCAATACCGTTCATAGGTCTTTCAACGCCATCTACGGTGTAAAAATCTACAAAAGTGTTATTTTTATTTAATTGAACTTGAACTCTAGTGTTATTTACAAAATCAAATCTTGCAGGGCGGTTATCATCTTGATAAACTTCGGTTACCTCTAAATACGCCGTACCGTAGAAAATTAACGCATCTACTAATGCAGTTACAATAACTGAGTTGGGTGCTGATTTAGATAACTGCTTAATCCAAGGTAAATTAGGTAATTCTTCGTAAGTTGCCTTTGAGTAAGTATTTAATTCCATTACGCCGATTGTTGTGGCAATAAGATTGCGGCAACGCATTACAGCGGGAACGGATATTGCTTCTGCTCTACTTACAGATTGAAATGGTGTGAACTGGGAATAGTAAGTAAAAGGGTCAACTACTACTGGCGGCGCTAATTCCGCCTTAATGTCAGTTTTTGGTGATAAGCCTACTAAATCGCGGAAAAATCCCATTAGAGAATTATATCACCAATTTAAACGAATATCTTAGGTATTGAGATAGGTTTGCTCAACATGTGGACACACATGGCAGTTGAGATTGCAGCAGTTACATCTCCAGCAGATTTACGGCGGATAATTCTCCAACCTGCGTCATTAGTTTTAGCAGCGCAGTTATTCATAGAAGATACCCACTCTGGTTGACCTGAGTGAACTAACCTAAGATTGCTAAGACTGTCAGCAAGTTCCCCGCAAGCCTGATAAAACGCCTGTCCAGATATATCAATCATTTTATGACCTGATTGCTCTAATTTTTGGGCAATAGAGGCGGTTGCATACTTATCGTAAGCAATTTGAACTGGTCGGTACTTCATAGCCCAATCATGGATTGAACTAGCCATTTTAACTTCATCTATTGCTACTTCAGAACTGAAGGTTTCCATAACGCCAACACCGATTTTGCCATCTATTATCTGAGCAGCCACTAAAGCACCTGATCTCTTACTTGGGCTTACATCAAATGCCATAACTGTCATTGCGCCTACTGGCAATACCAATTCTGATACTGAGGTTGCCTCAATACTGCCAAAAGTCCAAGGGCTAACTTGCGAGTCAATCCACATACATAAAGTTTCAGTCAAAGTGGCTTCAATAGAGTTAGTTGCGATTGATTCTTCTATTGCTTCCTCAGTTACGGTATAACCAAGGGCAGGGTTAGCCATTGCCCAAAATTTACGGTTTCTTATATCTTGCCTAGCAGCCAATGGTGCTGAATACTCCCAAAACCCAAAAGTTTTAGAAGGGTAGTCCATTGCTCGTTCTCTTAAATCATTTAATACCGTACTAAAGGCATCACCAGCATTTGAGGTTAATAATGTTTGTGAATTAGGTCTTGCTCTCGTAATCGGTACTGCCGCTTTAAACGCTTCCTCGCTTATCTCGCGTACTTCATCAATGTATAAAAGGTCAGCGCTCTTTCCGCGGCTTCCGTCGCGGGTGGCTGCAACGATCTCATAGCGAGCGCCATTAAGTAATGTTATTGATTCTTGACCATTAGCGTATCTAATGCGCCTAACCTGCGCCTTTAAGAAATCATTATCCTCAATAGTGTTGGCAACCTGCCTAAAGGTATCTAATGCCATGTTTCTATTAGAGGACATTGCAACAATGTTCTTTTCTCCAAAAAGGAAGAGACCAGCCAAGATACGCATGCGAGCAAGGTGGGTCTTGCCCTGTTGTCTTGCTACAAGCAATAAATTGGTCTTGCGTATGAAGTTGTTATCAGAATTTACTGACAACATATCTGAAAGTACATAATGCTGCCAAGGAAGTAGCGGCATCCCAATTTTCTCTGCTAACTCAGCCACCTCTGCAATTCGTGAGCCAGTTTTCAGCGGCGGTGTAGAAATTCTTGGTTTTATGTTTCCTAATATGGGTTTTTTTGTTAGCCCCCGCTGCGCTGGTTTGCGCTTGGCTTTAATTGGTTTTTCGTTGGCTGTCATGGCTTTTGAAAGGGTGACAAGGGGCGTGTGATCTGCGTCTCAGGGAGAGAAGGTTCTGA